CTAATGGGCAACCCTTATGCCAAGTATCTGACGCCGGAATTACAAGCCGAGGCTGTGTCGTTTCCGGCGTCAGATACTTGGCATAAGGGTTGCCCATTAGCGGCCAGCCCCGAGAACAACATGCCAATGCGGCCCCGTTGCATGTCTGCTTGGGTTCTTTACCTCGTCCCGTTGCTCGATAATCGAATAGCCCGACTGGCGAATGCGTCCGACGAACTGGTCAAACGTCATGCCAGGGATAGGCCGGACGTCAACCGCTCCCCCGCTTCTGTTGTGCCAAGAATCGGGATTGGCGCGGCCCAAGGCGCTGCTCGGGTCGCGGGTGTTGTCCGTTACGTGGACGCCGGGGAAAATGTCCTCGATGACGGCGCGGCCATTGCTCACTGGAAAGTAGTTCTGGCCGGAGCCAGAACCTCCTAATATCTTTTCGGATGAACCGGCTCCGAATATCTCATCGAATTGAGCTGCAGACTTCGGGTTGGCTTTCAATTCCGCAATAGCGCCGGGTGGCGGGCCATTGCCGATAGGTTGACCAACGCGCTCAGGGTCGCCCGGAACGCCAGGAGCCGGAACTGAAAACAGGCCAACGCCTGGAACAGGCATGTAGCGATCAGCATTGGCCTTGGTGTATTTTTCAAGCAGGCCAGCCGTTGCTATCGCGGCCATGCGATCCTTCGGATTAAATTTCCCGAGGTAACGGCTCATTTCAGGATGGCCGTTGTTCACCATCCAATTAACGCTGGAATCCCATTTCTCCGGCGTGTCGGCATAGAGAGCCGCCTGCCCGATCATCTTGACGCGATCTTCAGTCTGTTTGCGGCCCTGTTCGTCGAGCTTGTTGTAATGCTCTATAAAGGAATAGGCTTCCGGCGTTCCGATAGCCGCAATCTGGGCAAGCGTTTCCTGATCGGCACCCTGCGTAAAGGTGTCCGGCGCTTGACTGTGCAATTCAAAGTCTGGATGTCCATCTGGCGTCGGGATGATTTGCGGGCCAGCGGGTTGAGTATTCGGGAGGCTTATCTGCGCGCCGGACGCTGGAAGTGTAGCCTGAGTCTCGGCTGGAGGCGTATAGGGCGCTGTGATTCCGCCGCTAGATGCTTGATCACCTCCCTTCGGCTGTTGGCCCGTTTTACCGGCATAGAGCTTGGCAGCGAGCGCGCGCAAAGCGTCATCGCGCTCCTGCTGCTTATCCTCGCGCTTGATCTGGCGCTGCAAGAGCATCTGTTGCGTGCGAGCCGCCCTGCCAGCCGTGTAGGCATTCAAAACGCCGCCGATGTCGAACATGTCACCCATCGGCTAAACCCACGTCATAGGGGCGTTGGATTTGAATCCGCCGCCCGAATTGAACGCGTAAAGGCTCGCCATGTTCTGCAAGCCGTTATTGATTGCGGCGCCCGTGTTCATGTAGGCCGACGCCCGCGCATTGCCCGCGTTCGTATAGGCTTGGCTGATGCTGTTGGCCGCGTTCTGGCCCGCCGCTGACGTGGCCTGTGTGGCGGTCTGCCCAACCCCCGCAACGCCCGCCAAACGGTTCCACCAGTCGCCAAATTCGGATGAGGCGAGATTGCCCGCAAGTGCCGTCTTGGCCCTTACCGCCGCGCCGCTGTTCAAAAGCCCGCGCGAAGCCAACCCCGCATTGGCCGCTTTCAGGCTTTCATCACGGCGGAACTGGTAATCGGGTGAATTGAAGAATCCGCCATATTGTGCCGGGGTGCCGTCGGGATTGGTGGCCGTCTTGCCGTTCAAGCCGTAAACCGCCGAGAGCTTGTCGATTGCAGCCGTGCCCGCCGTGCGCCAGGGGGCTAAGTCAGCCCGCGTCAAATCATATTGGCGGCGCTGTTCCGCAACAGACTGGTCGGCCGCCGTTGTCTGGGCCTTTGCGGCTTTCTTGGCCGCTTTGGCCGAAGCAACGCCTCCGACAATGGCCGCCCCGCCGATTGCTACCGCTACCATTATTCGCCTCCCAGCCAGAGGCAGTAGAAGCGTTCGACTTCCTCATACCCCAGCTTTTCAAAAAGCCATGATGCATCCTTGTGCAGCTTCGATCCGAAGAAACACCGCTGCACGCCGCGCCGTTTTGCCTCCGCCTCAACCGCCTTGAACAGAATGACGCCGCCGCCCTCGCCCCGGCATTCCGGCTTGACCCAGAATATGTCCTCGGTGAGCGTCAGACAGGTTTTGTAATGCAGCGCGGGGCCAACAAATCCGATGAAATAGCCGACAAGCTCACCCGCCTTGCGAAGTGTTACGAGCATCATTTCGCCCGCCGCATCCTTGGCAAGATAAACGTCGTATTGAGGGTCAAGCGGAACCTGTTTCTGGTTCAATGCCAATTCGGCCCAATGCAGTGGAAAAAACGGCTTCAAATCCTCTAACCGTTCGGTCAGGTTTTCGATTTGCGCGGTCAGCATGGCCACACGTCCAGAACCACGACGATGCGGTCATCGGCGCTATTGTTCACAACGGAATGGGGCGCGCGGTTGTCGAACCACCAGAACTCGCCGGGGCGGTAAACAACTGTCTCGTCGCCGCTATGGTTCAATGCGCCGGGGGCTGACTGCAGCGCCAGGTGATAGCGGGCATAGTATTCAGCCGGTGCGCCTTGGTCGATATGTTCGGCAATGCTTTCGCCCGGAGGCAGGCGGGTTATCATCACCCGGCCAAGCCGTCCCCCGTCAACGCGGCGCATAAGGTCAAGCGCCAGCGTCTTGAAGCCGGGAAGTGTGTTCCAGGCGCGGTAAGGGATGACCTCTAAATCATTGGCGATGTGCTCAGGGGGGGCGTCGAGATCGTTGAACAGACAGAGAATGTCATCCACCGCGTGATGCGGCGATTGCGGGTGAGTTGTCCGCAGCGTGTGTTCGTTCCACAAGTCGGAATGCACCGAAAGCGCGTTCAGCAACGGAACAACGTCAACGCCTTCTGCAATCTTTGTGAAGTGCCTCATCGCTGTCCAGACAGATGGTTGAAAAAGCGACCATTTCTGTCTGAACCGAGGCGGGCCGGTCATGCACGCAAGCGCCTCTGCCGCCCCTATACGCCGAAACGTGCGCGGGGGCAAGATGTAACGCTAAGTCGTGAGTAAAAGAAAGTATGCCGCGCCGTTACATGTCACCGCGAACTTGTGCGTCGAAGGTGTGGCTGCCGAGACAGTCGCCGCGCCGCTGAATCCAAGCCCGTCAAGCGTCGGTGTGGCGGTAAATACGAGCGCGCCGGACTCCCGCGACAGGACTTGATTATTTGCCGTTGCGATGATGTCGGCAAGATCGCCCGTCGAGCCGTATTTGCGGCCAAGGATGGATGTCCCCGCGCCCTGCCTGAACATGGCATTCGTCACCCCATTGTCGGCAATGGAAAGCGAAACACCGTCCGCAATCGAACCGCCGCCCTGCAGGCCCGATCCGGTGTCGGTTGCTATGTCTCCCGCCACCACTTCATCCGTTGCGCGCTGGAGGCTGGCGAAATAGCGATACCAAGTAGGATTGAGAAAGCCGTTCTCGTCAATGACCGGGATATTGGCGGGGGGAATGCTGGAACTCATCTCACGTCCGCGTAATAACCAAGCACAAACCGCCGCGTCTTGCTTTGCATCGTGAACCGCACCGCAAGCTGGCGGAACTCGACATTGGGCCGCCAGACCGCGCGGGTCGTGTATGTGCCAACCGCCCCCATGTTGCGCGACATCTGGTTAGACCATGACCGCCCGCCGTCTTTCGAATACTCCATGATCGCCACGGGGGCCGGGGTGTCTGCGTTGCCGACGCCGGTTTCGCAATGCAGCTCAAGCGCATACATTGTCGCCTTGTCGCGGTCTTTCTCAATCGTAGGAATCTCGACCGTGACGTCCATCTGGTCGCCATCCTCGTCATAAACATCAAGCGACGGCGTATAAATCTTGCCGGTGTAGACGTCCTGCATCAGCGTATAGCCATAGGCTGTCTCGCTGAACGCAACCCGGTGGTTGTCCCGTGTGTAGGACTTGCGCTCATGCCAGAGGTTCGTCGCCATATCGAGCGCATAGGTGCCGACGTCTGTTGCAAGCACGTAAAACTTATGGCCAACCTGCGTATAGGTATAGCCGATGAACCATGCGGCGGACTCAATCGCCGTTTCGATCGCATGGGTTGAGACGCGCTGCGGCGTGTATCCGTTCAGCCGATAGACAATGCGGTCATCGCCTACGAAAAAGACGCTGTTGTCCACCTTGCAGAGCGAATCCCGGCTCAAGCAGCCCCGTTCGATAAACGCATTGCCCTGGCGCTCGAACGGGAATGACGCGGCGCCCGTATTGACCCAAATTTCGACCGTATCTACCCCGTAGAGATGCAATTCGCGGTGATCGTTGATAATACCCACAATCGCGTCAGGATCGCCCTCAGCGGTCGCTACATCAAGCGGGTCATAAGATAACCCGTCATAAAGCGACGAAATGATAAACTGATCGCTATCCTGCGCCGACCAGACAAAATATCCGTCGATATAGGCCACGTCCGAAACCGTGGGCAGGTTCGATATGCCGGAATAGATGACGCCCGTGTCCAGCACATAGCCGGTGCCGGTGTTCGGGCAGATCGCAAGCTGGGTGCCATTGTCCACCATGCGGACCGCGCCCGTGCCGCCTATCGTGCCAAGCGACGTCATCACGCCGACGCCGGAAACGCTGTAGAGGCTTGTCCCGACAACGGTATAGAGCGTCGTGCCCATGCGGTGGACCCCGCGCCCTTCCGCCGATGATGGGGTCGCAAAGGCGGTCAGGCCGGGGATCGCCATGACAGCATAAGTCTCGACCTTGTCGCCCTCGGACACTTCGGCAAAGGCGTTGACGAGCTTTGCGCCTCCCCAAGGGGTAGATCGGCCCTTGCTACTTTGTAAGGCGGGGCGGACCTTTTGCATTACGGATACGCGGACTGACTTTGAAAGTCCGGCTGCATGTAAAGGCTCGCGGGTTCATTATCGAACCCCGTAAGTGCCTGATAAAGCAACGCCGCCTTTCGCTCGATCTTGACCGCCAGTCGCGCGTCATTGACCGGATATTGCGTTTCGAGATCGTTGGCCAGGTTCCAGATGATTGTCTGCAGCCATTCCTGCGGCGCGTCGAGATTGTCCGTCGTCGCTAGAAAATCAGCCATGCGGCGCAGATAGGTCATTGTCACCGTGCTTGCCGAAACAAAGTCCGTTGACGGCGCGGGCCAGAGATACAGCGTGCCCGATGAAACCTGCGGGTCAAAGTAAAAACTAACCGGCGTGGACGGGTTCAGCGTCTTGTTCGGCTGGTCGAAATACTCCTGCCGCGACAATTCATTCAGCGGCGTGTCAATGCTCGACAAGCTTCTGCGGACGCTTAGAACGCGGATCGGCTGCGGGTCGGCAAGTGCATAGGCGGCCTGCCCCGCTACCAGCGTCAGCGAGCCTTCTGTGCGCGTCCAGAGATGGTTCTGGGCCTGCCATGTCTTAATGAGCAGGTTCATCGTCTCCAGCCCGTCATCATACATGCGGGTCGAAATATCCTCGCCCTCATCGCCCTTGCCGAGAATGTTATAGGCGCGGGTTATCATCTGGGTGACGGACATGTTGAAGGTGGTAGTGGCCGCGATACTCATAATGAAGGAATGACCCCCTCCCCAAGAATGACCGCGCCGCCCTCGCCGGTAAGGTAAAACCCGCCCTCAAGTTCAATCGGCTGGGCAATGCCGACGTCCGGCGGTTCGAGCCGTGTAAATGGAAGCGGCCCGCTTTCCCGGCGCGCCCGCACAAAATCTTGCGGGTGCTTGGCATCGGAGAAACGCCGATAAATCATGTCGCCGTTCTGCCCGTCCCGAACAAGGTCGTTCAGGTCAACATCGAACCCGGAGCGGGGATCAATCGCCCGCGCCACGGCTAAAACAGTGCGACGATGCTGGTGGCCGTCGTGTTGGTTGACATGACCTTGGTTACTTGAATCGGGAGCATCGTTCCAGCCGCTACGCCAACCAAAGTCACCGCCGCCGTGTCACCGGCAAAGATGACCGCAAGGTTGCCCGCGCCGCCGACCCAGATACCGCGCGTCTGTGGCAAGACTGTTGCGTCGGATGCCGTGACCGCTGCCCCTCGATAGCCGCCTGCCGTGTCTGTTGAACGTCCGCTCATTGGGGTATTTCCTCCCATCCGTTCCGCGCAATGGCGGCGCGAAGTTTCGCATCAACGTCCGCAAGGGGTGTCCGCATGATGACCGTGCCGTCAAAATCGACGATCACGTAATGGCCATCTTGCACACGCCCCTCGCGCCGCTGTTTCATTCGCCGTCTTCTGTTTCCGGCTTGGGATCGAGCGCCTCGGGAAGCGAGATGCCGTTGGCCTTGAGAACCGCGATAAGCAGATCCAGCTTTTCGTCGGTCGTGAGTGCTTTTGCTTTTGCCATTTCAAATATCCTTATGCGTCGGTCGATGCCGTGGTGTTGATGAGCATTGCCTTCTCGCCAGCAAAGTTGCAGACGTAGATCGGGTCAAACAAATGGAACGTGGCCCCCGTCACCGATTCAGTGATGTTCGCGGCGTTGTCAGTAAGCATGAAGTTCAGGTTAGGCCCGATCTTGCCGGTTGTGCCCGTTACCGTGTCTTTCACGCAAAGGTCGGCGGCGTTCTTTGTCCAGATATAGCCGTCATGAATGTCCACATCGACCGAAGCCGTTGTGCGAAATTCAATGGCCGAGCCGGAGAAGTTGCCGACAATCTTGAAGTTGCGAACCTCGGGGTTATCCGCGCCGATGATGTCGATTGCCGAAACGGTACCAGCCGCAGCCGCGCCGTTGTGGTAATAGCCGTCAATCAGCAAGCGGTCAGCGTTGGCGTCCGCAACAATGCAACGGTCAACCTGGCCGGTCACATCGCGCCATTCGCAGTTGAGCAGCGCAAAATCAGACGCATTCACGTCAATCGGTCCGGTCAAGGCATCAATGCCGCCGGTAAACAGGATGTTGATGACCGAGATCGACGCCGCATCGACGTTCATGTCCGCGCCAACCGCCGTGGTGAAGTTGATCGTAGGACGCGCCGCGCCCGAACCAAGGCCGACAACCGCAATACCGGCGACGTCAAGCGAAATGCCCGCCGCAGCCGATACGGTCTCGGTGTGTCCCGCCTTGACTGCGATGATGTCGCCACGGCTGGCGGTGCATTGGCCTACCGCATAGTCAATTGTGCCGAATGGGCGGTCAAACGTGCCCTTGTTGCCGTCCGAACCCGTGCCGGAATGAACCCAGAATACGCGGCCCGGATAGGCCGTCAGAAGCGGAACGCCGCGAACGGTGACGCCATTTGCGAAACCATTGGGAAAATTGGAAGTTGCCATGAATAGTCTCCAGAATGCTCTTGCGAACGCCACTGAGGCGTCTGGTTAGGCATTTTTGACTATTCACGCGCATCGCCGTTAAGCGCGGTGCCGCCTTAATACGCTAATCAAGCGGCTTGCGCAAGCGGGAGAATTTGCGCGGACGGGACGGGTATATCCGTTATCGTGCCCGCCGGTGCCCCCGCTACAGGCGTCACCGTGCCGGGGCTTTCGATGATGACCGTCAGATATTGATACGTCCGCAAAGTGCCGGAAAGCGTAAAGCTGAACCCCGTCGAACCATCTATCTGGGTAAGCGAGGCGGGAACATCGGCGGTTGCCGACAAGGTGAATGTGATAGGGGCCGTGCCAACAAGCGCGCCGGAACCCGTCAGCGTGCCCGCAGGCGTTAATGTGACGCTTGCCGAGCCCGATAGCACCCCCGCCCCGGCCAATGTGCCTGACGGGGCAAATGTGAGCGTTGACGAGCCGGTTAAGGCCCCGCGCCCCGTTAATGTGCCCGAAGGCGTGAATGCAAGCGCCGAAGTGCCCGCCAAAGCACCCGCGCCGGTTAATGTCGCGCTTGGTGTGAATGTAATCGACGCCGTGCCGACCATGTCCCCCGGAAGGCTCGCGGCGGGCCACAGAAAGCCTTGCCAGATGGTGACGGCGGCCTCGTCCACATATGCGGTCACCAGAGGCGCGTAATAGCCCTGTAGACGCCCCCTGCGCCTTACCCACCGCGTCTCAAGGCTGAACCCGTCCGCCACTAGCCTTGCGTTTCGGTATAGGCCCCGGAGATATAGGACGCCGTGGTCGTGTTCGGCACAAAGACGAGATAGGGAACGACGCCGTCATAAAGCCGCTGGAAACGCGCCGTGATCGGGTCAAGGTCGTTTGGTATATATGCGCCCGCCAAGGGGAGAGCGGCAAGCACGCGATAGGCCACGAGGTTCATCGTGCCCGATACCCAGCTTACCGAGAGCGTCAGCGACTGGACCGAGCGAACGCCCGTGTCGCCCGCCTGCAAGCCGATAGGGAAGAAGGAACCCGCCGCCGGACTGTTGGCGGTTGGCCAGAGGTTTGTTGCCGAGCGCGAGCCTGTGCCCGCCTGATTGGTATAGGCAATCGTGATCGTCGGTGCCGCCGCGCCCGCCGCCGCGCTTATTTCAAGGCCCAAGAGAATACCGTCGCCATTGGTCGAACCGTTAGCATCACGCGCCGGGAACGTAGGCGACGTGATGTTCTGCGCCGCCGTTGACGTGATTGTATAGCCGCCATTGTGCCAGAGCCTATCGCACAGAAGCAGAGTTCCCGCCTGCGTTGCCGCACCCGTGAAGCCCGCAAGATAGGCGTTACCCGAGCCGGGGTTGACGTGAGCAATCTGGCCGTTGACCATTGCCGAGGTGCTGGACAGGACGACGCCGTTGAGCGTGGTATCCCACGAACCGGCGCCCGGATTACCCGCTAGGCCCCATAAGGATTGAGGCTTGCCCGCGACCAGCGTTGGTGTAACCGCCTTGGCAAATGGCCGGATAGGCTGCATCCCGGCCAGCGCACCGTCGAGAGTCGTGATCGCCACTATATTACCTCTTCAAGATAAAGTTCGTCGAAGTCGCCAATCTCAAGCGTCCAGCCGTTCGCAACGTCGTTATGGGCAAGCACCTCATAGGTGTCCGGGTATGCCTCATCAAAAGGCGGTTTGACCCGAACGGTTGAGCCGATGCCGATCATCAGTCAGCCGTTGCCGTAAGCGCGCCGATTGCAAACGACGGGGTAATCCCCGGCGATACGGCAAGCGATGCGGAAAGAGCGCCCGAAAGGAACAGATCCCCCGCGCCGCTCGAGCTTGAGACGATGCTGAAATGCGTAATCGTAGGTGTGCCGACCGTGCAAGCGCCAAACGTCACAACGCCAGCGTTCGAAACGGAGTTGCCAGAAATGGTAAAGCCGCCCGCCGTCCGCGCAACCGCAACCCGCGCATAGCCGGTATAGCTTGTTTCACTGGTAGTCGGTGAGCCAGCTTCGCCAGGGTCGGCGGTGTGGAGCCCGATATAGAATGAACCCGCCGTCGTTGAGCCGCGCAAGCCCGTTGCGTCGCCTACGTTGGCCAGGTTCGTATTGTTGAAGATAAGTGTGAGGAGACTTGACTCAAATGCGTTTGAAGCGGACATGAAAGCCCCTTAAAAAGTGGGCGGGACCGTGAAGCCCCGCCCTAGTTGTTACGCGCCTGCCGAGGAATACAGGCCCCGCCAGTCACTCCAACCTGTGGAAAAACGTTCGTAAGCCTTGTATTTCAGGTTCGCGGTATCGAAGTCCTCGTCCTGCGAGAACTCGATCTCGTTACGCTGGAACAGCTTGAGACCGTTTTCGATGTTCGTGCGGATGAACCATCCGTCGGGGTCATTCAGGTAATGGTTTACCTTCACGCCTTCGGGGAACATGCCCATAGCCTTCAGGGCATTGATCGCGTTGTTCGCCGTGTCGTTCTGGCCAACCGACTTGAGGATGCGTGCAGCCTCGAACTGGAGGTTGATCGGAACGATAAGCGAACGGGGCATAATCGAGATTTTCATGCCGCGCGAGTTGACTGCCCCGCCGATCTGAATGCAAAGGTCTTCAATCGAAGCCTCCGACATGTCAGCCGCCGTCGCAAGGATGTTCGACTGGTTGCCCGCAAGTGACGGGTGGGCGGTCGAACCCAAAGCAACGCCATCAGCGCCAAGGTATGAACCGGAGATAACCCGGTTATACATGTTGGCAACGACGTTCTCCTTGGTCTGGCGGAACGAAAACGCAAGGCTACCCGTGCGCTGCATCCCGATCTTCTCGTAGAGATTGTCGTCAATGGCTTCCTTCGTGATGACGAAGCCAAGGCCGTAAGCAATATGCGTGTAGCGGGTCGTAACCCCCTGCCCCTGCGTATCATACGAAACCGACGCGCCTTGAGTCTTCACAGGGGCCAGACCGAAGCCGGTCATTTCCTGGTCTTCCTCGTAAGCCTTGTCGGACGATGCAACGTCTACCAAGTCTTTCCATTCGGCGGGATATTCGTTGTATTTCTGGCCCCAGCGGGCGTTGAGGCCGGGCCAGAGCAATTTGGCAATATTGCCGGTTGTGATTGTGGGTGCGCTCATGGTTTAGACCCCCGCTACTTGGTTGGAGAACTGATGACGGTTGATCCGCACCAGGAAGCGAAGCGGCGAAGATGCGTTGTCCACATCCGCGCGGTTCACAACTTCAACAAGCTTCAAATCAAGCGTGTTGGTCGTGGCTTCGGTGGTGTTGTCGAGCGTAAAGCCGGACTGGTTGGTGTAGGTGCTGCCGGTGCCCGCGACGAAATTGGCGTTCAGGCCGACATCGTTGATCGTCAAAGCCGTGCCGCTGTTGGCGTCCTGAATCTCGAAAAGAGTATTCGGGTCGTCGTTAACGAGCAGGGTGTAGGCGGTCGATGCGGCGCCGTAACCAAGCGTATCGCGCGAGGTTGGCACAATGCCCACGACCGCGCCGAGAATGACGTCGCCGGTTGCCGCGCGAACGACATCGGGCATGGTCACGCCGTTGATGGTTGAGGATGTGCCAGCCAGCTTGACAGGATCGCCAATAAAGAGCGCCGTGCCGTCACTAGCAAGGTGGGAGTATTGACGAGGGGCGCCGGTCACAACTTGACCGTTGACCCCCTTTACGGGACGAAGCCCGAATGGTGCGTTATAGTTAGGCATAGTGCCGTCCTTTTTTGCGCGGGCGCGCTAGGACGTCTTGAACAGCCTACCGATCCCGCTCGATGGAACCTCGGCCTGCATGGGTATCCGGATGCTGGCCTGTGGAATCTCGACCTGCGGCGATGGCATCATCGACCTGTCGGTTCTTGGCTTCCTTCTCTGCGAGACCCTCCTGATAATACTCGTCAGGGGTTTCCATGAGATAGGCGCGGAGCGGTTCGCCATTTTCCCCCGAACCTACTATGCGGGAGATACGCGAGCCGGGGTCGGTTGACTTGACACCCTTGTCCGTAACGAAGTCATACGCTAATTCTTCGCCTTCCGCAATACGGTTTTTATGGTCGTTGAACCAACGGCGGACAAAGCCCGGACGTTCGGGCGCGCCAAGCTTCATGGCGAACTCGCCAATCTTGGCACGGCGGCGGCGCGTCGTTGGTTCCGTCGCGTCTGTTGCCACGGTTTCGGCCTCTACAGGCGGGCGGCCACGGCGGCGGGGTGCAAGTGTGTCGTTCATGCCCATTGATAACCTTTCACATAGTCGGCCTTGGTCATAAAGCCCTGCTTTTCCCATTTCTCGGCCATGCGCTGCGCCTCTACGGGCAAGTCGGCAAACGAGCGGCCCCGTGTGCCCGAACCGCGATTGGTAACGCCCTCGACGGGATTGCGCGGCCTAGCGCGTTCGGCCTTGGGCTTGTCCACCTCGGGGTATCGTTCGCGCACCTTGTCACCGATCATCTTGAAGAACTCATGCGGCGGCGTGGTCTGTGCCAAGTCCTTATGCTCATCGGCCACCAAAGCGGCGTAATCGGCATATTTGCCGCCTTCGTCATACCAAGGGTTTTCGTCGCGAAAGTCCAGCAACGCGCGGGCGACCTGTGCCTGCGTAAACTGAACGGCGGCGGGGGCTGATGGCTTTTCAATCTCGCGCATTTCCCTTGCAAGCTCGCGCAGTTTGGCGTTGTCGCCCATTTCGCCAGCGTCTTCCATTTTAGCCTCAAGATCGGCAATAGCGCGATTGTATGCCCGCTCCTCGGCCTTGGTCGCAAATTCCCTCACCTGCTTGACCGACTTCTTGAGCTGTTCAATCTCGCTTTTGAGCGCCTGGTTCTGCTTCTTGATGAGCGGCGTGATCTCCTCGGCCCTACGGACAAAGGTTTCCGCGTCTACGAACCGGCTTTCGTCGCCCTTGAATTCCTCCTTGGGCGTCCAGCCTTGCTTGCGGGCCTCGGCCTCGTAATCGCGGGGCGCATTGTCATTCGCCTCAAGGTCGGGCGCTTCGCCTTCGTCTGCTTCAATCGGTGCGGTAGCCATTGTCAGTCCTCCAACCGTGCGCAAATATCGTCATCGTTGATCATGCGGTAATCGCCGCCATCCTTCGGCCCCTTGAGCCGCATTCCCGCGTATTTGCCGATGATGACGCGATCCCCCGGCGCGGGTGCGCTGAACGCCAGCCCGTAACGCTTGGCCTCGACAATTGCCTCACCGAACGCCGTCTCGCCTACCGCAATGACGGTGGCCAAGGTCTGGGCGTATTCTTCCTTTTCCTTGTGCGTTTCGGGAATGAAGATGCTGCCGATCTTTTCCGATACCGGGTCCGGCATGACCAGCACCCGCTTGTCGATAGGAACGATTCCGCTGTTATTCGCCTGTGTCATAAAAATCCTTCAGATCATCCGACTGGAGATTCAATAGGCGCCCCATCAGGACGGAGGCCGCCTGTTCCTCCGGGGATAGGTTCGCCCCCGCCGCCCATGCCTCCATCAGGCGCGTCCGGCGGTCCGCCAGGTATTGGAGGAACGCCTTGGTCAGTCTGTTCGCCTTCCATTCCGCCAGCTTCTCCGGGTCCATCAACGGGTTCATCTTCATCCTTTCCGCCTAGTTCGCGCGCCTTTGCCGCAAGCGCCGCCGCGTCATCCAAAAGCCCTAACAGTTCG